GTACTGGTCTGGGGGACCAGGGGTCGGAGATTCGAGTTCTCTCACCTCGACTAAAATCGAAAACTATGAACCAAATTGGTGATAAAAGAGTTATAGGAAACCCCGAAGATATATTTTCCTTAAGGGTTTTAGAAATAAATGATATTTATGAGATTAGTCCCTCGGAAACATATTTTGAAATTATCGAAAAACCTTTAATATGGGAAGGTACCAGAGCGGTCAAATGGGCTTGACTGTAAATCAAGTGGCGATGCCTTCGGGGGTTCGAATCCCTCTCTTCCCACAAAAAATTAAAAAAAATGACAAAACTAACCAAAAAACAATTAAAAATTTTGCAAATAGCTGTCGATAAAGAATCTACTTATCCAAAAAATGAAGTTATTTTCGATGATGTTTCTAAATTGAAGCCTATAAGTCTAGAAAAACTTTTCATAGAATTAAAAGCTTCAACAGAAAAAGAGAAAAAGAGAGTTAGAGCTGTTTTTGATAAAATTCCTAAGGAATTTATCAAATATTTTTATGGGCCAGAGGAAATTATATTTGCAGATATAAATTCGGAAGACAGAAAAAGACATTTAAAAAAAGATGGGTGGGAATCTAAAGAGGAAAAATGGTATATTCCAAAAAGCTGGTATGATTGTTTTGTGGTCTATAAGGATAAAGAAAGTGATATAAAAGCTACTATGAGCTCTGTTTATGAGGAATCTATGAAAATAAAAAGAAAAAACCTTAAAATGGGGATAATAACCATTTTAATATCACTTATAGCACTTTCTTATTCAATATTTAATGGAGAAAGAAAAAATTCAGAAATTAAAGTTCTGACAAAAAGAACCGAATTGTTGGAAAAAAGAATCGAATTATTAGAAAGAGAATAACAAATGCAATTAAAATCAGAATTTGGCTTTATCGATTTTGACGTTATCATTGATGAAAAATATCCTAATGGATTACTTTTATTCAAAGGAAGCTATATCAAAAAAGAATTTAGAGGTCAAGGAAAGTTCAAGGGAATGGTAAATACTTTATTTTCTCGAATGAAAAAAGGAACGGAAGTTCAGGTATCCCTAGCAAATAAAAATTTAGTTCATTTTTTTAAATCCATGGGATTTGAAGAAACTGGTGAAATTGAATATTGGGGAAAACCCGATAATACTATAAATTTAAAGGGAAAAATATAATTGGCCGGTTCGTCTAGATGGCTCAGGACATCGCCCTTTCACGGCGGAGATCACGGGTTCGAATCCCGTACCGGCTACCATGCATGAATTACTCATAGCCCATTCAAGAAGCTGTTGGATGACCACCTATACTATCATTCCATTTTACGGAATGTCCCAATTGGGTTAAAGGAAATAGGAGAAGGTTATGGTATAAGCGGATATGCTGGAAATGGTATACAGAACAGACCGAGGATCTGTGCTCTTTTGAGCGTGTGGGTTCGAGTCCCATTATCTGCACTTTTTGCATACGCACACGAAAAATATATAAAATAAAAGTATGTTCGTTTGCGAATGCGGTAAAAAATTTGAAAAAAACAACTCTTTAAATGCTCATTTTTCCCATTGTTTAATTCATAGGAAAGGTAAACCTCCTATTGATAGATTTGGGGAAAAAAGAGCTTGGAATAAAGGATTAACCAAGGAAACAGACGAAAGAGTAAAAAAACTTTCTATAATTAATAGCGGGGAACATCATCCTAATTGGAGAAAACATCTTTCTCGTGATCATAAGGAAAAATTATCTAGGTCTTTAAAAGGAAAAACCGGTGGAATGAGATCCGGCTCTAATAAATGGAAAGGCCAATATATTTTTTATAATGATCAAAAAATATGGCTAGATAGTTCATGGGAGAAAAAATTTGTGGATCATCTTATTTCTTTAAATATTAAATGGGTGAAGAATACAAATAAATGGGGGTTTAAATATAAATTTAATGACAGATTTTTTACATATTATCCAGATTTCTTTCTTCCTGATTTAAATATATGGATCGAGATAAAAGGGATGGAAAAAGAAAAAGATAAATTTAAATGGGGGCAATTTCCTGCCAAATTAATAATTTTAAAATCTATAAAGGAAATAGAAGATTTTTATCCTTGATGAACGAAATTTTTTGAAAAAAGTTTTTTTCCTATTGATTTTTTTTGTATATTTACTATGGAAATTAAAACTTTTAGAGATGAATATTCCGGCTACAATATCAACACCTAAAGTTTTCTTAGATCCAGAATTAGGGGAACTTGAAATTATAGGAAGATCATATCCCAGTAATTCTTTAGAATTTTGGAAGCCCATTTTGGATAGCATTTCTGAAATACCTTCAAGAAAATTCTCCATAAAGATTGGATTTGAGTATCTTAATTCTTCATCTCTAAAATTTCTTTATGGTCTTTTGAAGATATTTAAGGAAAAGCATCAGGTTATATCCATTGAATGGCTTTGCGAGGAAAAAGATCGTGATATGGAAGAAATAGCTAAATTCTTTTCAGAAGAAATTTCTCTTCCTTTTAAAATTATTAAGGTAGCTTCCTTTTAATAAATTCTAATGTATTGAATAGGAAAGCTCGAGATTCGAGCTTTTTTCGTGGGTTCGTATAGTTGGTTGCGTATGCTTAGTACGTCGGCCTTTCAAGCCGGAAACACGGGTTCGACCCCCGTACTCACGACTAAATCCACCTGGCGTATTCCTGAATGGTCCTGCCAGATCAGTAGGGGGTATATGGGTGGTCTCTAAAGAAATCCTGGCAGGGAGATCTACGGGGTTAACTTCGGTCGTCTAGTGGCCTAGGACTCCGGCACCAGCCGGAAACATGGGTTCGAATCCCATCCGTCGGGCAAATTGAGGGATAAATAAAATAAAAGTACTATGGTTTTTGAAATCCTCGAATATGAGGCAACCCCTAAAACCCCTCATGTTTATTTTAATGGCAATAAGGGAATTTTGAATATCGAAGGAAGATGTATCCCAGAAGATGCTTCTAAATTTTTTGAAGAACTACATTCTTTCTTTGATAGGTATCGAAAATCCCCAAATTATCTCTTAAAGATGTCTGTATACTTAGAATATTTTAATACAGCATCTGCAAGAGAATTGATGAAACTTTTTAAAAGATTAGAAGAGTTTCCATCTGAAATAGCATGGTATTATGATAAAGGCGATATTGACATGCTTGAAGCGGGAACTGATTTTTATGAAATTCTCCAAGGTAAAGTCCCATTATTTCTTCTTGAAAAAGAAAAATAATTTAACGGGAATTTAACAGAAAACATTTTTATTCAATCAGATCTTTTTGTATATTTGTTCTATTATTACAAATAAACGATCTTTCATATTTTGATTTTCCAATCCGTAGTAAGCTAAGGGATACTTCGAACTATAACGGTCCTAAGGTAGTCCCGGGACAGCGATGTCTCCACGAATGGCAAATGAGAGTTATCCTGCGGGGTGCTCTTCATCTCTCGTAGATGTAATGCCAGTCCAATGCTGAATAATATGCTCGAAAGAGCGAGGGCTGGGGTTAAAAGCCAGGCAACTGGTGCCCTAAAAAATTCAGTAATGACGGCCACCCAACGGGGATTGCAAAATCCCCCAGATAACACCCTTGCAAGGATTCTCGGATTAATTTATACGCCCCGTCCCACCGGCTACAAGAAAGGATGGCTCTATCATAATAGTGATCATAAAGGGTAGATGCGCGGTGAAAGTCCGCGATGGGGTAGCCCTAAGGATACTCCTTCAGAAGGAGGTCCGAAGATGCCTGCCGACCAGAGCATGAGATGGTCCTCACCTATGAGTAAATAGGGGTTTTTTGCGTTCTCATTTTATCCTAAGAAAATGAGGGTACCGCTTCCACGGCGTGATAGGGGTCTGGCCACGAGACAGATGCGGTGGTAGGGTTTTTACGTTTCTGATTTTTCAGCTTGGGGATTTTAAACCTTTCTCCTAAACAAAATCGGTGTACTGCAAGGTTCCGGCATATTGGACCTTTCGGCTAGCTTCAGCCAATGTAGGAATGGCATCCGTGAGCAAGAGCAACCAGCGCAAGGTTCTCGGAGGGGAAGTTTAATCTTCCCCTTTTCTTTTTTATCGTTCTTTGAATATTTGTTATAATCTAGGGCGTTTGCGAAGATATATAAATTAAAAATGTATATTTGCAAATGCGGGAAAGAGTTTAGAAAACAAAATTCTTTAAATGCCCATTTTTCTCATTGTTTAATTCATAGAAATGGAAAAATTCCTATAAATCGTTTTAAGGGAAGGGAAAATTGGAATAAGGGGCTTAAAAAAGAAACTGATGAAAGAGTTCAAAAATATTCGAAATCATTAAAAGACTCTTTAAATAGTGGAAAGGCTATCCCGAGTTTTTTTGGGAAACACCATTCAAATAAAACCAAAGAAAAGCTTAGTTTAATTCAGAGCACTTCTCATAAAGGGGGATATTGCAAATGGATTCCATACCAAAAGGAGGATAAAATAATTTATCTTCAAGGATCTTGGGAATTTAAATATGCCCAATATTTGGACTCATTAAATTTGAAATGGATTAAACCCGGGCACGGAGATTTAAAATATTCTTTTTTCTGGATGGATGACTCGGGGATTAAAAGAATTTATACCCCAGATTTTTATATCATAGATTATAACCAATATATTGAAATAAAAGGATATTGGAGAGAAAATGATAGAATTAAAATGAAAAAAGTTCTTGAACAAAATAAAATATCTCTTCAAATTCTTGAAAAGAAAGATTTAAAAAATCTTAATTTATTGTAATCGCCCTCGTGATGGAAATGGGTAGACATACCAACCTCAAAAGTTGGTGCTTATAAAATAGCGTGTGGGCTCGAGTCCCACCGAGGGCACGACAGTGACAACAGGTTCCAGCCTGGTGCAAAATTGACTATAATAATAGGATGATGAGATTAATCTGGACGTATCATCCTTGCCACTGTTTCTTTTTCTTAGCCAACATGTCCTCAATCTTTTAACCTACATTTAACAAAACTTATTTTTGTTTTTGGTTAAAAAGATGTAAATTTACCTCTCTAACAATTTTAAAGTATTAATAATCAAAACAAATTTTTATGGCAGAAGGAAGAAGTGGTGACCTTGTTTTATCTCAGGGAACATACGTATTACTTCAGGACGGAGCTACAGGACAGGTAGAAGTTGTTACAGGCCCTCACAAAGTTTCTCTTGCAGATACAGATCGTCCCGTTGTTTATGACAGGGAATCCAGATTATTCACACCGACCACATCTGAAAAAGCTATCAGGGTATGCCCTGCAGCAGATGAAGGTCAGTATCTTGTTCTTACCAATCCGTCTAAAGACGAGAGTGGTTTGAAACATCCTACAAAAGGAAAACAGAGCTCCATCGACCTTAACATGGGACGTAAACTGAATATTCAGGGTCCTACTGTTTTTGCTCTATTTCCTGGTCAAGTAGCAGATGTAATTGATGGACATCAGCTTAAATCCAATGAGTATCTTCTTATCCGTGTTTACAATGAAAAAGAGGCTAAAGAAAACCTCAAAAATTCAGTGGTTAAAGGAGCAGAAGGAACAGATGCAAAGGAAAATGTTGTTAAACAGCTTTTTGATGAAAAAGAAATTCGTACTGGAAATCTTCTCATTATAAAGGGAACCAATGTGTCTTTCTATATGCCTCCAACTGGCATTGAAGTACTTGAGGAAAAAGGAAAATATACTCGCGACGCTGTTACTCTGGAAAGATTAGAATATTGTATTCTTCTCGATCAGAATGGCGACAAAAGGTATGTAAAAGGACCAGACGTTGTGTTCCCAAAACCAACAGAGGTATTCGTGGAAAATAAGGGTCAAAAAGTTTTCAGGGCACTTGAGCTTAACGAAAATATGGGTATCTATATTAAAGTTATAGCTGATTACTCAGAAGATGGAAAAGACTACTCAGCTGGGGAAGAACTCTTTATCACTGGTGAAGAGCAGAAAATTTACTTCCCGCGTCCAGAACATGCTATTGTAAAATATGGATCAGAAACCATTCATTATGCAACAGCAGTTCCAGCAGGTGAAGGACGTTATATCTTGGACAAAATTACAGGTGCAGTTAAGCTTGTAGTAGGTCCTAAAATGCTTCTTCCAGATCCAAGAAAAGAAGTTATCGTAAAGAGAATTCTAAACGATAAAACTGTTTCCCTTTGGTTCCCAGGTAATAAAGAAGCTTTACAGTATAACCAGAGTCTAAGGGCTTCGATGGGAGAATCCGAAAAGGATTATGTTGAAGAACTTGGAGAACGTCTTGTAAAAGGTCGTGGAAGCGTATCAAAACAAACCCTTTATTCTTCAGCTGTTGCTGGATATATGGGGGATGAAATGGAAAGAAAACAGGAATATACTAAGCCTCGTACCATTAAATTGGATACAAAATACGAAGGTGCAGTTCTTCTTAATATCTGGCCAAATTATGCTGTTCAGGTTGTTAACAAGAATGGGGAACGTAAGGTTGTTGAGGGACCAAAAGTAATCATGCTCGAGTATGATGAAACTCTTGAAGTTCTCGAACTTTCAACTGGCAAACCTAAGACAGACCACGATCTTCTCAAAACAGTTTATCTGCAGACAAAGAATAACATTGTTTCCGATATTGTAACTCTAGAAACTAAGGATCTTATTCCAGTTGACGTTCGTATTTCCTATAAGGTTAACTTTGAAGGAGATAGCAAAAAATGGTTCAATGTTTCTGACTATGTAAAACTTCTTGCACAGCACATGAGATCTCTCATTCGTAATGTTGCTAAGAAGCAGACAATTCAGGAATTCCATGGAAATGCTACGGATATTATTAGGGATATTATCCTTGGTGAATCCAAAGAAGGTAAGAGGAAAGGACGTTCGTTTGAGGAAAATGGAATGACTATCTACGATGTTGAAGTTCTTGATGTCAGAATTGGGGATGAAGACATAGCCGAAATGCTTATAAGCAGCCAGCATGATGTAGTGGAGAACAATCTTAAAGTTCTCCAGCTTGAGAAAGAGCTTGAGTTTACTAGGGCTTCGGAAAATGTAATTCGTCTGAAAATAGATGAGAAACTTAAAACTCAAGCTAAACAAACAGAGGCTGAACTTGCTCAAGAAGCTAATAACAATAAGGTTCTTTCAACTAAGCTTGCTAATCAGAATAATATTGAAAAAGCTAAATTGGATAGCCAGGTTGCTTATGAGAAGTCTAAAGTTGATGCTCAGAATGCCCTCGAAGTTGCAAGGAAAACAGCTGAAAAAGATATTCAGGAAGTTCTGGATCTTATTGTCGAGGCTGCCCTTGCAAGGGAAAAGAAAGCAGAAGATCTTAAACTTGGATATGAAAAAGAACGTTCAGCTATTCATATCGAAGAGGTTAAAGCAGAAATGGCAGCTATTCAGCCAGGACTTATTGAAGCTATTGTTAGCACCAATGATGTTAACTTAGCAGAAATTCTTGCCAAGAATCTTAAGGAACAGAAGAATGGATCTCTTCTTGGGGATCTCTTTGGAAAGTCCGGGGGATTTGAAGGTCTACTTGAAACAGTAAAAGGAACTCCCATACATGATCGTCTAACTAAAATCCATGAGGATTATAAGAAGATGAAAGGAACTTCAAAAACTGAATAATTGATTAAGAAGGGGCTATCGTCAATTTAGCCCCTTCTTTTTTATTTTTATGACATTTTGTCGATAAATAAGGATCGGCATAATTATCGGAAGATATATATTATTTAAGAGATATTTTTTATTAAAAACAAAATCATGAAAAAACCATTTTATTACTAGATTCATTCAAAACTTATCGTCATTACAAGACGAGATTTAGCCCCCGGAATTCAGGCTGTACAAGCTGCTCACGCAGCAATTGATTTCCAACATCAACATCCTTCTATTGCTCGCGAATGGAATACAAATTCCAATTATCTCATTTTCTTATCTGTACAAGACGAGCAAGAACTCAAAAAGTTTATTCAAAAATTTCAGATCTATGATCTCAGACATACTATCTTTGTCGAACCTGATTTAGATAATCAAATTACTGCGGTCTGTGTTGAACCATCTGAAAGGACTATGAAATTATGTTCTCATTTACCTTTGGCACTTCGTGAATTTAACGGGTCTTTAACGCAAGGGTAATGAGATTTTTTTGTATATTTAAACTAAAATTTTTGAACTATGGAACACTAGATTATTAGACCGCCTTAACCATGATTATTTTATTTGGACACTAAATGGACATAAAATATGGACATTTGGACATCAATCAGGACAATTTTAATTTTTTAACTCAAATAAAATAATAATCATGGAAACTTTAACTATCAATAAAATTGCAATTAACGCTTTAAAAAGCGATATTAAAAAACTTTCTGAAGAGCAGAAATTTTTAAGAAACCAGAGAAAGACAGTTTATATCAAAGGGGAAAGAACAATGGAACCTTGGGTAGCTGCCATGCAACACAGAGCCAACAGAGAAAAATTAAGAATCATGTTTGCTGCTTATGGTTTAATGAGAGGAAAATCTTTAGAACAAATTGAACCAAATTCATCTGAAGAAAATTCTATCAAAAACTTTCTACCTCGGATAAGTAAAACTATCGAAACCTATAACAAATTATCAGATGAGTTACAAAAGTGATTTCAAAAAAAGGGAGCTCGAGCAAGAACTTGCAGGGGAAGAGTTAGAAATCCTTGAAGAAGAAAAAAAGCTAACTCCAGAGGAACTTCGTAAAAAAAGGCGTCAGGAGATAGAGGATGAAATACGGAGAGAACAGGCAGGATGGTAATAACAAGCATGGACATTATCATAGACATGATGTCCATGCTATTTTGGTTGCGTAGTTTAGTGGTTAGAACAGAGGTCTCTAAAACCTTATACGCGGGTTCGATCCCCGCCGCAATCACAAATTTTTGCTAAAACTTCAATAAAATAATCCATACAAAGAATAAATAAAATAAATAAAACTACGTATGGAATATTTAACTACTGAAACTTTCAAAGAGAAAGTTTTTAATTTTGAAAGCGAATCCGAATTTAAGGTAACAAAGCCCACAATAATTGATTTTTATGCTGATTGGTGTGGCCCTTGCAAGTCTATTGCTCCAATATTAGAAGATCTATCTAAAGAATTTGAAGGAAAAGTAGATATTTATAAAGTAAATGTAGATGAGAACCATGAATTGGCTGGTGCATTTAATATTAGAAGCATACCTGCCCTCCTTTTTGTTCCCATAGAAGGTAAAGCCCAAATGATAGCAGGGGCTCTTCCAAAAACTTCTCTTAAGAAAGCTATTAAAGATATTTTTCATATTGAATAATGTCTCTTTTTGAAAAAATATTAAAACCATCTGGATCAGAAAAATTCTGGCAGGAGATGTCTTTAGAAGATCGAAGAAGACTTCTTGAATCCCATAATCTTTGGCAGGGGGCTAATACATATTTTTGGCAATATTTACCTAAAGAAATTAAGGATTGTGTCGATGAGGAATATAAAAAGCTCGACGATAAGTCCAGATATGAATGAATTTGAATTTTATATATAAATAAAATTTAACAATTTTTTAACAAGAAAATATTTTTTTCTATAGAACTTTTAATTATATTTGCTCTATAGAAACTAACAAAGAATTTTTAGTTGTAGTAAGAAAAGAGTTACTTCGATGGCAATTTGAAAAACGCTCTTTTCAGGTTTCTCAACACTAATTTGCATACTTTTTTAATTTTTAATTTATATGCAAGCCCGAGAAACCCTTAGTTGATCGGGCTTTTTTTGTTAACTTAAAAAGAATAAAATGACAAACGAAACGGTTTTATCGACTATCGAGTACACAGGAAAGGATGCTCAGAAAGCTGATTTTTGGAAAGACTGTTATCATGAAGATGAAGTAACTCCAGAAATGAGGACAACTGGAAAACAGTGGTTCAGGTATCAGGTTAAATTCGATGGAACGAAACCTATCCAGATAACTAAATCCGAAAGGATTTAAAAATCCGACCCGGGAGAGGTAAAAGCATCCGAATCCGTCGTCAATGGAAAGAGGAAGCCGCTCAAAGAAACTGGTGATGAAGGAATAGAGGTTGCAAAGGGAGAAATCCTACGTACTATTCTTTAACAGGTAACCAGGAAAATTGACTCAGCAGCAAGCGCAATCTTCGGATAAAGCTGTTAGCCCCAAGAGTAAAGAAGACGTGAGGGGCGGTCGGATTTTAATTTTTAAAATTAATTCTTTAGTAAAAACTAATAGTAAAAAAGGAGGTCAATTATGGCAAAGTACAACACCAAGAGGGAAATTTCTCTCGCAGACCAGAAGAGCGGAGTTGAAAAGACTACTACTCACCAGGGGGGACAGGGTTACACTCAGCGTCCAGAAGCGGAACTTATCGGTATCCTCGCAACGGGTATGGGTAACAACTTTTACGAAAAGGAAACTGAACGTGAAAAGAGGTTCCGTGATGTTCTCGGAAAGGTTGCAAAGGTTAACAAGCTTTTCGCAGCTAAGGCACTTATTTACGCTCGTACTATTTTTGGACAGCGTTCCGTTACTCACTTCGGTGCAGTTGAAATGATTCCTCACCTTCAGGGGGACCCACTTGCTAAGAAGTTCTTCACCAAGAGGGACAAGAAGGCAGAACGTGGTGGAATTATCTGGAGGCTTGATGACATGGCTGAAATCCTTGCGGCATATTTTGCAAAGAACGGCCAGGAAGCATCTCTTCCTAACTCCCTTAAGAAGGGATTCAAGGATGCTCTTGAACATGCTGATACTTATGAACTCGCTAAGTACCAGATGAAGAACAGGGGTGTATCACTTGTTGACATCGTTAACCTTGTGCACCCAGTTGAAACTCCTAAGAATGGTTTCATCTATGTTTCCGAAGCAGATTACCTCAAGGCAACTGCTGGAACAAAGTTCGTTGGTAAGGAATACCAGAAGAACGAAAAGGGCGAAGTTCAGGTTCCTGCACTCCGTGCTCTCGTACTCGGGATTCTTAAGCAGTTCAACACCGTTGAAGATAAGAATACTGAAGCTGGTAAGGTTGTAGCTGAAAAAGTTAAGTCTGGTGAAATAACCCAGGAACAGGCTGCAGCTCAGCTTAACGAAGCTAAGACCGAAAACTACAAGGAACTCATTGAAACCAAGAAGATTGGTTACCTTGCACTTCTTCGTAACATCAGGAATATTCTTAAGACTAACGATACAGTTCTCCTTGACAAGGCGTGCGAACTTCTTGTCGACCAGAATTTCATCCGTAAGTCACTTGTTTGGCCTCACCAGATTGACCTTGCTCTCGAAGTAATGTTAATCGAATTCAATGGTCGTCAGCTCCAGAAGATTGCAGCAGCTCTCGATGAAGCTTACGAAAAGTCAATTCCAAACCTTAAGCAGCTTCTTCCAGAAGGAAAGACTGCAGTTGTCTTCGACACTTCAGGTTCTATGGAAGGCGGATGGGGCGGTGGAATCAAGATTGATGGCAAGCCAAGCAACTCTCGCCCAGTTGACAAGGCAGCTCTTATCGCAGCAACTTTTGCCAAGGGTACAGGCGGAGACGTCTACCACTTCGGTTCATCTTGCTCCGTTATTAAGGGATGGAATCCAAATGATTCTATCAACACTCTTAAGAAGAGCTTTGCTCGTCATATCGGTGAAAATGGTCATGGAACCTTCTACGCATCTATTCTTCCTGAACTCGAAAGGGTAGGAGGTGGATACGACAGGATTCTTATCATCACCGACGAACAGGGTGCAGACTCTTTCGAAGATACCTACAAGAGGTATTCTGGAAAGTATGGAACTCCATACGTTTACTTCATTAACATTGTAGGCTACGGCCCAACAATGGCTAAGGCTGGAAACAAGGTATTCCGTCTCTTCGGATACTCTGCAGACATCTACGAAAAGATACCTCGCTTGGAAATGAACATCAATGAAGTCATTGATGCTATCAACAAGATAGAAATCTAAACCGGATACTAAGAACCCCGGAGGTTCCGGGGTTCTTTTTATTATAAATTAATTTAATTATCAATTCAATGAAACAAGGAACAGTAAAATTCTTCAACGAAACAAAAGGCTTCGGATTCATCAAAGAAAAAGGAACCGGCAAAGAATACTTTGTTCATATTTCTGGAATTAAGGAATCTACCTTACAGGAAAATGACGAAGTTGAATTTGACCTTGTAGAAGGAAAAAAAGGTTTAAATGCAGTTAATGTCACATTAGTATAAGACTTTTACACCCGGAAGCAAAACCCGAAATTAATTTCGGGTTTTTTTGTTAATAAACAATAACATTTTAATATTAAAAAACGGCACAATTTTTTCTATATAATATATTAAATAAAATAAATTTACCCTATGAAGAAGATTTTAATTTTAGCAATCATGTTTTTCCTTTCCCTTTCGGCTTTTGGAAAACACTGGGAGCATGAAAGAATGTCCCCGATGGAATTTGATGAAATAGTAACAAATGCTATTTTAGATGAACTTTCAGCTGCTGGCTATACTATTTTGCCAGAAGTTGTTGTAACAGCTTACAGAAATCCTCAAGACACCATTAAAATTCGAGAAAGAATTCAGGACCAAAAAGGGGATCAAAAAAGAGATCAGTTTAGAAAAAGAGACAGAAAACAAAATGAAACTGGAGATCAATATCAAATGAGAGATCAGAAAAGAGATCAATTCAGAGATCAAAAGAGAGATCAAAAGAGAGATCAAAAGAGAGATCAATTAAGGAACCAGGATCACAAAAGAGATATGAAACAAATTCATAGGCAAGCTCGCCCAATGCCAAGACCAATGGCCCCAATGGGTCCAGGTCCAAGAGGAAGAAGATAATTTTTAACTTAAAATTAACACCCGAGGTATTTTTTTATCTCGGGTTTTTTATGTATATTTGTAAAAATAATCTGTATGGATGAACTTGAATTATATGTTGTAAGAAATAAGCAGGGAAAATATTTTCGTTCCAAAGGATATGGAGGATATGGATCTAATTGGGTCGATGAATTAAAAAAAGCAAAGATTTATCCAAAAATTGGACCCGCAAGATCCCAGGTTACTTTTTGGGCAAATAATTATCCCGATTATGGAACTCCGGAAATTGTTGTTCTAACAGTTACTACTTCTCGAGTTTTAAATGAGGAGGAAAGAGTTAAAAAAGCTATCATTAAAAGCAAAAGAGAAGAAATTAATAGGGAACTTTATTATGCTCGAGAAAAAATGAAAGAAGCTGAAGAAAGAGTTCGGCATTTTTCTGATCAGAAAGCTCTTCTAAATGCTCAATCTAAAGTAGAAAAATTAGAAACCCAGCTTAAAGAATTGTCATGAGAAAATATATGTGGATCATATTGGTTCCTCATTCTGATAATAATGGCAAAAAATTTCCAATAGAACATCATTGGAAGTGGGATTCTTTTGTGAAAGAAATTACAGGAGGATTGACTATACATCGTGTGGCGAAAGGGGAATGGATAAATCCATTTGGGGAACTTTATAAAGATAAAATGATCCCTGTTCATGTTTCCTGCACCGAAGAAGAAATTCATAAAATTATTGATTTTACAATCAAACATTATGATCAGGAAGCTGTTACAGCTTATGCAATCTCTGATTATGTTATAATAAAACACAAAAATGAAATCGTATGAAATATAGAATGTACTTTTTCGTCCCATATAATATATCTCCTATCCAACAGGCGATACAGGCAGGTCATGCAGCATTGGAATATGCTTGGAAGTTTTTTGAAAAGAATGATTATAAGGCTTTCATGCAAGATAAAACATGGATAATTCTTAATGGAGGAACGACAAATAAAAATTGGACTACAGAATTGGGGATTTCTCCTCAAAGGGTCGGAACTCTAAATGCTATTGCCGATAATCTTGAAGATGTAGGCATAAATTATGCAATTTTCGAAGAGCCAGATTTAAATGATGCTCTTACTGCAGTTTGCTTTCTTGCTGATGAGAGAGTTTGGGATTGGGAAAACTATCCTAATTTCAGGGATTATTTAAATAATACTGCATTGGATCTAGCAGAATATCCTTTTCTTAAACATAAAAGGATTAAGAACAAATCAGATTTTTCTGATTCTGATTTACTTATTTCTTTTCCAAAAGAATATTATAATTGGTTAGAAAAAATTGGAGGAGAAAAAAATGCTTTTCTGAAAAATCTTATTGAAGATAAAAAATTAGCATAATGGCAACAATTAATGAAATAATGTCGGATCTCGAGGTTATTAATCAGCAAATATCAGCCGTTATTATAGAATTCAATGAATGGCTTGATATATGCAGGGAAATGGGAATGACTGATGATGAGATATTAGCAAAAATAAATGAACCCTGGGATTTTTCTTCTTTTTCATCATTGGAAGAAGCTATTGAATGGTTTGAAGATTTAGGAATTTAATTATGGCATTCTTTTCTTTCGGCGGAGATTATCCAGATTCAGGGCCTTTATCGATTGGTCAGAGGATTTTTCATATAATAATGATATTATGGACATAGGTTCAGGAAATGCCTATCCGGCAAATGCTTTGAGTAATTTTGCCCCTCATCCGTTTGAGATTGACGGCGTAAAATGTAATTCTATGGAAGGATTCTTACAATCTCTGAAATTTGAATCTAAAGAGATGCAAGAATATGTGTGCACTCTTGTAGGATATTCCGCTAAGAAAAAGGGATCCAAAAAGAATTGGAAACAATCCCAGACCCTTTATTGGAGAGGGGTTCCTATTAAAAGAGATTCTCAGGAATATCAGGATCTTCTTGATCGTGCGTACTCAGAACTATATAAGAATACAAAGTTTAAAGCAGCTTTGGAAGCTTCCGGTAAATCGGTCCTTACTCATTCAATTGGTAAATCCAAAATATCCGAAACTGTGTTGACAACGAAGGAATTTTGTTCAAGGCTTACTAAGTTAAGGGACACTGGAACTTTAACGCCGCCTAAACAAAAAAAATTAATTTGATATTGTTATTTTTAGTATTTTTATAAAAAATAAAACAATGGGAATAATTGCTAATCATATTAAAGGTAATCTCTATGCCACATCGGGGAATTTTGAATTTGCATTTCTTAGAGATAGATGCGAATTAATATTAAGAAATGATCCTGCTGTTTGCAGCCAACGAGATGATTTAATTTCATTAAAAGATGGGAAATATCGTATAGAGGGAGGAGTCCTTTATATAAAAGCTACCAGAATTTATTTTGGCTATCTTCCTGATTATTGTGAAAAAGAAAATGTTTGGAGTCCAAGAGCAATTTATTGGCCAGATGAAAAATTTCTTTTATCACTGGAAAATCCCCCCGAAGTAAAAGAGGTTATCATTAAAAGATGGTGGAGGAATAACAAAAAAATTCAAGCGATTGAATTATCTGAAGACGACCCCAGATGGTATAAAGCTAAAGTAGAGCATCCTTTCGAAATGGCTATAGAAAATTTCAGGCTAAATGAATCAAATCTTGTAAAATGAAATATGATTATAAAGTTATCGAATTAGTTGGCTTCGATCAAACATTGGATTCCGGGGATTTTGCTAAACTTCAGAAATGGTTTGATGAAGGATGGGAATATGTGAATAGTATTATTCAACCTTTATCAACAAGAACTAATTATTCAACTAAAAGATCTGCTGTTGCAGTAATTTTAAGAAAAGAATCAATTAAAAACCCTTTAGATTAATGGCTCAAATGCACGACATATTTATGAAAACGGCTTTTCACTTTGCAAGTAAAAGCCATTGCGTATCCCATCATGTTGGGGCTGTCATTGTTAAAGATGGAAGAATCGTATCAACAGGAATAAATGGAACTCCAGAAGATATGCCTAATTGTGATGAGATTTTTGATAAAGATAATTTTGACAGAGAACAGCATCATCATTGGTCAAAGGATAATGAAATACATGCTGAAATGAATGCAATTGCTTTCGCCGCAAAACATGACATCGGAATAGGTGGAGCAGATATGTATGTCACTATTTCTCCTTGCAATGATTGTCTTAAGAATATGATCCCTGCCGGAATTAAGAATGTTTATTATCTTTATCTTTATGATAAGATCGCCCTTAATCCCGCTCTTCTTAAGAAAATAAATGTTCAGGAAGTTCCTGGGGCTGAAGAGATTAAAAAATTTATTGAATATAATGATCTTTTATATAAACCTAAAAATCGTTAAAAATGGGATTTTTTGTTAAAGATGAATACAGAACTAATCCTCTTTCTCACAGACCAGGGGGATTTGACGTTGAAATATTTTTTACAACGGGGCCTTCAAGAATTTATTCAAAGGTAAAATCTCCTTATAAATTCTGGAAAGAATCAAGGGAAAATGATCCAAATATAAAGGGATATAAAGTTCGCGGAGTTTCAAAATAATTATCATGGAAGATACAGGAAGACCTTTAAAACCCGTACATTTTCACCTCTTTAAACCTCATAACAGCATTTTTAAGAGTACGAGGAAAGATAGGGCTCAGGTTCAATTAGTCATGTGCTCTAGATCTGATGAATGCGATCTTTTTAAAAGAGGTCAATGTTCTTTTACTTCCTCCTTTGGATGGCATGCTTGTCCTTATGGAACCTATAGAAAATATGAAGGATTTACACCTAGAGCAAGAGCTTATTCAGAATGGATAAGAAAGGAAGAAGAAAAATACAAGGGAACACCATATCTAAATAGTCATTCAGATGTTTTAGCTTTCATTGGGGATTATGTATTTCTTCCTTATGCTCACATGGATATGGCTGATGTGGGATGGATACAAAAAAACACCGGCTGGTTTGGTAAAGGATGTGCTTTCTTAAAGAAAGAATTATTTACCCCTCAGACAGTTCTTCAACTGATTGATTTTAGACCTCAAGCAATGATGGGAGGAGAAATAAAGGATTATCAGGAAAAAACAATTCCTAAATTTGTTAAACATCTTCAGGAAAAATGCCCCGATTTATTGAAGGAAGTTGAAAAGCTAGAGATTAAAAGAGCTCTTGATCTGGGACGAAAAAATGGCGAAGAACAGGAAAATAAATTTTTTAGATCAAGGGTAAGAAAAATTCTTGAAGAATATTCATATATTGGCAGAAAAGCTATTCTTGAAACATTAAATCCTAATGTTGGCCAATTTACAGATATTCATAAAGGAAATTGGATCTGGGATGGATCATATCTTATATCCTTAAATTCAAAGGCCTCATTTATGCTTGTAGATAAATTTGAAGAAATAAGGATAAAACCAAAACCTGGATCTGTGGTAGTAATTACAGATAATGCACAAGTTAACGAAAAAACCGAATTTTTATCATGAATTATCAGGATTATCAAAAAAATAAGGAAAGAAAATTTCCGATCGGGGCCAAGGTCACTCCAGGGGATCCGATAAAAATAGAAAAGAAGCATACTCCAAAAAGAAAAATATTGGATATTTTATCTGAACCGCAATATCCTAATCTAGGTGCTATTGTAGCTGTTATTTGTATGCTTGTTTTTTGGAATACTCAAATAATTCCAGCTATCTTATCATGGATAACATTTACTTTATTTTTAATCTCTTACGCAAAAGGAAAATCCAAAGGATGGCTACCTTGGATCTGGGCTTTCAATGCATCAATTTGGACATTACATCAAATTATAGGATAATATGAATTACGAACTTGCAGTAAATAACATTCGTGGGGAATTAAAAAAATATCTCCAGAAAACAAATCTTAAATCTCTTGTTATAGGAATATCCGGAGGTATAGATAGCTGTCTCTGCGCAGCCTTAGCTCGCCCTGTTTGCGATGAATTGGGAATAGCTTTAATAGGCAGAAGCCTTCCTATTAAAACAAATGAAGAAGATGAACTCTTTAGGGCAAGGGAAACCGGAGAAGCTTTTTGCACTAATTTTAAAGAGGATAGAATTCTTGAGCTTTATTATGATAGAATGTCTTCAGAATTAAACCCCCAGATAGATAACCAGGAAATGCAAAAATGGAAGATCCGTAATGGCAATATGAAAGCGAGATTACGTATGACTTACCTATATAATCTTGCTTCCATGAATAATGGAATGGTTCTTTCAACTGATAATTTAACTGAATATCTTCTTGGATTCTGGACACTTCATGGTGACGTTGGCGATTTTGGAATGATACAAAACCTTTGGAAAACAGAAGTGTATAACATGGCTGAATGGATTGCAGATAATTATCCTAATCCTTCTTCAAATCCAAAAGCGATTAATGCTATTCGGACAACAATCCAAGCTATGGCAACAGATGGTCTGGGGGTAACTAATTTAGGAGATTTAGGCCAGATTCTTTCTGACTGGCGTGGAACATCAAGAGAAGGATATAAAGAGGTTGATAGGGTCCTTCAGGTTTGGACTTCTATGCATACTCTCGAATCTACTCAGAAAACAATCCTTACCTTAGCTTATGAAAAACATCCGGTAATTCAAAGGCATTTAAATTCGGATTTTAAAAGAGAAAACCCTCAAAACATAAATAGGAACTTAATATGGACGACTTCTTAAATGATTTTAGGTCTCAAAAAATTGAGCCTTATAAAGGACCCGTATCCGCAGGCGATATGTTTAAATTAACTAGAGAATCTATTGAAGCATCTTTATCGGACGTATTTGAAAAAATAAGTAAAGCTGCTTCAGAAGGAAATGGAACTGCTGAAATTGAATGCGGATTAGATCAAACCCAGGTTTGGTATTTGGAAAAAATGGGATACACTATTGAAAATATTGGAAATAAGGAATGGGATGATTTAGAGGAAGGAGAAGAAATCTTAAATACCACTTGGGAAATTACCTGGTTTGATCAATATTGGAACCCCGAG